ACCTTCTATTGCTACCGGGCCGCCCGTTCATATAGTCGGCTTCTTGTTGCGCAAAATCCTGCCCGGTGTGAATGGACAATGGCCTAGATTGCCCCACCTCGAACACCGCCCAAGAGGTTTGTGGCCCCCCATCTTTTTCTTTCTCTACTCCGGCAAGCCATTCAAAGAACCCCATCGAGTCGAGTTCTTCTTGTTTGATGCCGGGGATGTTCTTGATGGTGGCGGCTAGCTGCTTCGCGGGCATCTCCTTAAAATCCATCTTCGCGACTTCCGCTTCGAGCTGGGAGTAGAAGCCGAGCGGGGAGAGGGTCGGCGTGGTGGCGACGGCCTGGCCCTTCGCGGGCACGGGGAGGGAGGATTGGAAGAGGGGTGGCTTGGCGAGCCCCTCGGTCATTACCCACTCAGGAAGCAATCCCGCCTTTTGGTCGGCATACGTCGTATTCTTCTTGTTGGCTTGGTTCTCTTCGCCCTTCGGCCCAAAGTTAACCCACGAGTTTTGTCCGCGCGTTTCCGTCGTCAAAGCTTTCTGCGCTTCCGGCGAGTACATCGCCATGTGGTGCTGCCAAGCGTTTTCTTCGCCGTGTGGGCCGAAGCTGAAGCCCTCTTTCGCGTGGCCGAAGACATCGTGAACGATACGGAACACGTCGTTAGCGAGTAATGTGTAATCGCCGATCTTCTCTTTCGTCGGCTTGAGCAGCGGGTGATCGCTCGTGTTGCCGCTACCGAAACCGCTCTCGGTGGGGAACACCCAAAGGTGGCCGCTCTTCACGTCCTCGATCATTTGCGCGTGGCCGTTCGGGTAAGGGTTCTCCTGTCCCGGCTTAATGACTTCGATCTTAATACCTAGGTCTTTTACTATCTGATAATGATCGAGCGATTCTTTAATGAGAGCCTTGTACGCACGCTTTACCTTGGGATCGTTCGGCGCATGCTTCATCTCCTCGTAGGCTTTGGCGATGCGCGAACCGCGCGCGGGGTCTGCCTTAACGAAGAAGGTGGGAAACCAAGCCTTGCCAACGAACTCTTGGGCGGCCCGCTTGATGGAAGCAACGGGGCCGGGTGATGAGGCGGGAAGCCCCTCTACCCTTGAGACTTCTTGTGGCGATCTTCCATCGCCTTCTTGTCCGCCTCTAGTTCCGCCTTCTCCTCCTCGGGAGTTAGGGCCGAGGGCGGGTTGCTTGAGGGTTGGTTTCCAGGATTTGTTGTAGGCGTCAATCTTTGCCCGCCGATCATCCAGCCACGCTCGAAGATCGGGTCGTCCGGCGAGAGCGGTACTTTCGTAAAGGTTCCGACCTTCTTTGTCGGCGCTCCAGTCGTGCCTTGGTCCTTCGCTTCCTTCAAATCGGACGGGGCTTCCTTTGACGTCGATTCCTGCTTTTTGGGCATACTCTTCTCCTACCTCATCTAAGAGCCTTTCAAACTCGGCCTCTTCAGTGACGTTCCCATAGTTCATCACAAAGAACTGGCCCGCCTCAAACCTAGTGTAGCCAGCCGGAACTTTCAACTTCTGACTAAGCGCATCAACAAAGTCCTTTTGTTGTTGAATATCCAGGTCTTGCGAGAACTGAAAGCGGTAGCCTTGCTGTAAGTTGGGCGCGCTTTGATCTTTAGGTACCCGCATGTACGGCACGCTATCTTGGCGAAATAGGGCTTGAGCGAGCCGGGCGTAGAGTTCCATTTGCTCGGGGGTGGCGTCTTTAAAGCTAGAGATGATATTGGGGTTAACCGCCCCGGCGTAGCCGCCCGTGCTTTCCGTTGTACGAGCGCTAGTGATGCCCGCCATTTGCGCGATCTCGTCGCCGCCATCTTCGGTCGTAACAATGGCGAGCGCCCCGCGCGAATATTCCGCCCGTTGCTCGTGATCGGTAATCGAGTGGATGGGCGAATCAACGGCGGTGCTAGGGATTGCTTCCCACGTTACCGCGTGTGGGTATTGCTTCAAATCCGCCTGCTCCAGCGGTTCCTTCGGCAGCATCCCCTCAATAATCTTCGCGCCATGCTCGCGCACGAACTCGGCCGGATCTTGCTTGCGAAGGCTCGCGCGTGGGATAGCGATGCGCATGACAACTTCCGCGACGGCATCGGAGTAGCCGGGAGCCATCGCCTCGAAGCGCTCTTTCACTGGAGCCAATTGCTCGTCGATAGCTTGGCGTAGCGGGGTGACTTCACCCTTGTCCTTCGCTTCACTCGCGCGCTTTTCCTCGGCTTCGAGTTGGTCGGAGATTTCTTTTTGTTCGTTAACAGAGAACTCTTCCGGGCTCTCCTTGATGTCGTTTGCGAGCTTCTTAAAGACGGGATTGCCTGAGTAGAGCGGAACCCACTTTGCGTAAGGGATGCCGATGTCGGTGCCTTGGGCAATCGCCTCCTCGTACTCTTTGGTGAGACCGAGCTTACTCATCGCGATGGCGGGGCTTTCGTTTTCTCCGAAGGCGGCTTGTAGCGCTCCAGGAGAGACGTAGAGCTTTTTGTCGCCGTAGAGCGTTTCGGCAATCTCCGCCACCACCTCGGGGGCCTTTTGCTTTGTCTCAAGCTCCTCGAACTTCTTTTCGGTGTTGAGGTAGAAGTTTTTCGTGCGCTCGATATTCTGCTTCTGCACAGCGGAAGCGGCGGCGGTGACTACCGTAACCGGCGCGCTCGATGTCGGGCCGGAGAACCCGCCCACAAGCGTGGCCTCGGCGGTTTCTTTTCCGATCCGCATCCACTCATCGAAATCAAGCGGCGTGCGGTTCGTTCCGGTGAGGTGACTCGACAATTCTTGTGTGGCTGTCGTTAAGCCTTCTTCAGTCCCTTCCTGCACAAAGGAAGCGGAGAGCGTTTTGGCCACAGCCCACATTAGTTCTGTCGCAGACGCTTTTCCGAATGTGTCAGCAAGAGAAGAGGCCCACTTGCGAACAAAGGCAACGGTGCCGAGTCTTTCAAAAAGCACTTCGGCAGATCCGTGAATCGCGGCATCGGCGTTAGCCTGCGCTTGGGTTGCTCCGCCCGCTTGCGCCTCTTTCAGTCGAGAGGCGCCGGTCGATAACCCGGTAGCAATAAGTGCGGGAGTCGCGACCCCGAGCGGCACGGAGAGCGCGAGGGCAATGGTATTTGGCGCATTGGCGAGTACCTTGGCGGCAAGGATTGAGGCCGCATCGGGCAAATCCATTCGGCCAAGAGCTTCAACCGCCGACTTGTCGACGTGTTCCGTTCGGTATTCCTGCGCGACCTCGTCAAACTTATCCGCGAAGGGGTTCTTGTTGATGAGAGCTTCGGTTGTGTCTTTGAGCGATTGCTCGCCGGTAATCTCGTGCAGAACGCTCGTGACGAGGCCCGCGCCGCGCATGAGCCCCGAGCCCATCGTGCCCAGACCGCTCACGAAGTTACTGAAAAGATTGTGATGCTTGTACTCGCGTTCGATTTCTTTCAGGCGCGGTAAATCCCGCCACGTTGCCGCCGTCAGGGTCGGGCTTTTCGCTAACCACTCGGCAAGCTTCGGCGACTCTTTCGCGAGTGAGAGAGCATCGAACTCGTTCATGCGAGTCATGTGCTCAAGCTCGGGCGTGACGTGCTTAACCAAATCTTCGGGGATGCCGTGCTCGCGTTGATAGCGGAGCATCTTCTGCGCGTCTTCCGGCGAGAGGTCTTTGGCGAGTTCGGCGGATGAACGAAGCTCCTTCTTTAGATCGTCGGCGAGCGACTTACCCGAGGCGAAGTCGGCGAGGCTTTGATCTAGATCGCTATCGTCACCACCCGCTGCGAAGGCGGCGAGGTCGTCTTCGAGGGCTTCGTTTTGTGGCGCGCGAACATCGCCCGGTGGCGAAGTTTCCTCGGGGGCGTCGTATCGAAAGTCTATGTTTCTAGGCGATGGTGTTTGCCCCTCAAACCAATAGTCGGACTTAGGCGCTTGCGGCGTTGATTGCGGAGCGGTCGCAGACTCAGGGTAAACTTCTACCGTTGTTTTCGTTTCACTTGGAGCGCGTTCTTCACCGGGAACTTTGGGGGCCACTTGGTGTTACCTCTTATTCTTTAATTCGTCGTAAGTCTTCTCAATCGCTTCCCTTGTTATTGCCTTGCCACGTTTGCGCAGACCTTCCTCAATTTGCAGTCGCGCCTTGTTGGGGATTTGTTCCAAGGGGATGAGCGTTGCGGCGACGGGGCCAATCGGCGCCTCGTACTTCTTCATGACGTTGGGCACTTGGCCGGTCTTCTTGTATTGGAGAAGCACCTCAGTGATTAGCTCGTTCTGCTCGTTGCCCGTCGCCTTGCGCTTGCCGCCGAACTCAAGGGTTTGCTTATTCTCCAGGCGGGTCTCAACGACGTCGAAGAGCTGCATCGCGAGGCGCTTTTGAGCTTTCGTCATCTTAGCGCCCAAGGCATCGACCACTTCAGTGCGAAAGAGAGCGTCCTCAAAGCGATTCAGTAGCTCGCCCCGGCCCGCAAGCTTCGGGTCCGTGCCGCCCGTGGTAATGGCGGTCTGCCACGCCTCGCGCGCCTTGTCCCGGTCGTTGTCGTCGAACTCGGAATAATACTTCAAGAAGAAGTCGGCTTCGGAGAGTGACGCCAGCTCGCCGGGCGAGAGGTGAGTAAACTCGATGAGCGCTTCGACGTTCGAGGTTTGCGGGACCAATTGCTTCTCAAGCTTCGCGCGGTGCTCGGGCCGAAGGCTCGCCCAGGTGACAGCGTCGACGCCATCACGAGCGCTCTTAAACTTTTGGCCCGCGTCCATCTTCGCTTGGAGCTGCATGGAGGCATTAAGGGCTAACTGCTTGGAGCTATTCTCAATCAACTCGTCCCGTTCGGCGAAGCGCTCCTTCACCCGCCTAACGCCCTCATCTTCGAGCTTGCCCGCGTGGTTTTTTCTCACCCACTCGACGGCCTCTTTCTCGGTCTTAAACGTCTTAATAGCGTAATCCGCCATGCGCTGAGTAGATCCGCGCACCGATCCTTCTTCCACCATTTTCTCGACGTTCGCGACTTCTCCGCCGAGTTCATCCTTGTGCTTATCGAAGTAGCGCTTGGCATCGATATCTCGGTCGTTCACGAGCATGCGCTCGACGACTTCGCGGTGGGTTTTACCGACGACCTCGGCGGTTTTGGCGGCGATGTACTCAGGCGACTTGCCATTTCGGGCGGCGTGTTTAGTAATCTCATCACGCTGCCGCTGGATTGCCATTGCTACTCTGCCCTCATCCAGATAGCTCGCGGCGGCGGCGTTTCTTTCATTTGAAAGGGCGCTTTCTGTTACCTCCTCGTCGTAAAGGCGAGATTCATGCGAAACGTGGCGCATGAGCTGGCGGTCGATGTCTGACTGTCGGCTCATCGCCCGTTGTCTGTACGCCGTTCGTTGCGTTTCGTTGGTCAGCTTGCTTTCAATGTCGCGGACCTTAGTGTTCCACGAAGAGTAAACGTCATCGGGTGCCGCAATCGCATCTTTACCTTTGCGGTTTAGCGCGCCGTTTTTCCCGTAGAGTAATTCGTTGCCGTGCTTCTCGGTCTCGTTGTCAGCCTCAAGAACCGCAAGCTCGTCGGCTTTTTTCTTCTCTGCCTCTAAGAAGCTTTGGATACCGTCGAGCGCTTTGGTCGCAATCTGGCCCGTCGCGCGGGCAGCGGCCGCGCTTCCATCGTCGGTGTTTATTGCCTGCGCGCGCGAGGCGACGTTAGGGAGGTTTTGTTGTTGGACTTGGGGCTCGTAGCTCGGAACTCTAGGCATTCATCCCCCGCATGTTCATCGCGACGAGGCCCGTGTTAGCGCCACGAACTGTGTAGCCGGGGCTCTTCACGCTCAGGGCTGAGCCCCCACCAAATTGTTCCATCGCGCCACTTGCGGCACCGAGCCCGCCCGTGAGGAGCGACGCCCACCCACCGAAGCGGGTAGCGTCGGCTTGGGAGCGAAGCGCGTTCGCCTTAAAGCGCGTTTCGAGCTGCGCCATTGTGCCTTGGTGCCGGTACTCCGCCGCTTGCTTCTTGTAGCCGAAGGCTTCACGCCACACGTTCGTTTTCACCGTGAGCATGTCTTGCTCGCTTATCGCTTCGGTTTCGTCTTGAAGTTGTTGTGCCGATCCATCGCCGACATCAATTCCTTGAGCAGCGGCAGCCGCTCGTTGAGCCCCTCGCACCTGTCCGGCGCGACGCTTAACCTTACCGACCTCTCTAGCCTCTTGGCTTTCAATGTCGCGAGCAATGAAGTCAGAAAACTTCGCATTCGACTCTCCTGTTTGGCGGTAGTAATCCCCCTTGATGAGTTCGAGTTCCGCTTGTCTCTCGTAGGCATTGGCCTCGGAGTAGGCCGACGCGAGCCCGATGCCGCCTTTAAGAAACTGAGTCGCGCCGATGAGTAGCGGTAGCATTTACTCGCCTCCTAGGATTGGGGTGACGGACAAGATTGTTACGGGCGTGGGGTCGACTTGTCTCACGCAAATCCTGCCGTTTGAATTCCACTCGGGCTTGATATTGATCGTCTGCCTGCCTTGCAGAAGCTCCGGCACCTCGTAGGCTTCGCCGCTTGCGCGCGGTTGCAGTTCGCGCATGTTGGTCACGGCATCGTCGTCGGGGAAGGAGCCTGCGACGAAGACGCCTCTCGTGTCCTGCACATGCATCATGACTTGGGAGACCATCTTCTTCTTCGACGGGTCTCGTTGGCCCTTGTCCGTGTCGAGGTCTAGGGTTTCGAGATCAGATACGAAAGGAAGGCCCACATGAACCACAGCGTAGCAGTCATCCAGAGCAATAGCCCCGTTCGTGACGGTGTACGTGGTGGCGACTGACGGGTTATTAGGAGAACCGACAACAAGGCCATCAGCAAATACGGAAACATCTTTCCCCTCCAAGTGCCAGAGCCCCGAGATTTCATCGACCGCATCGGCCCATCCGCTTTCAAGCGTGGCGCTCGCGACGATGGCGACGTTTCTCATGGAAGAGGGCACCGTTCTGTCCACGCGACCCGTGACGACGGTGGCGGAGCTGTAGGCGTCGATGGTAAAGCGCACCACTTCGTCGCCGTACTTCAAGATGATCTTATTGCCCACGTCGGTAGACGCGAACTGGGAGGTAGAGCAGGTGAGGGTTAGTGTCTCGGTATAGACCCAATCCGTGCCACCCGAGAGCGTCATCGAGGCACCCGTCGCGTTCCATCCGTTGTAAGAAAGCGCCGAGTCCATAAGGGACAAGTCGTCTTCGACGGACCCCACGAGGCGGTTATCGGTGCCGCGCAAAGTGGTGTCGGTGAGGATAATGCGCGAATTCATGCGCTCGATGTAGCGCTTCGTCGCGCCATTAATCGTGCGTTTAACGACGAGATATACAGCGTCACCGGTCGAGTCGCCGGGCACGCAGCATACGTTTTCAATCGTGCCGTCGGTGTCGTGGCGGTGCCAAGCGTAAATGTCTTGGTCTTTTAAGTAGGTAAGCCCCAAGAGGACGCCATCCACACGCACCGCCCAAACGATAGAGTGGGGGATTTCTTGATACGCCCAATCGATGATTGTGTAGCCGTCAAAGAGATGCGAGGAAAGAATGGTGCGTTCAACGTCTTGATACGTTTCGGGGTTGATGTCGCGCACGATCCCGCCGCGCGATTGAATATACAGAATGGCATCGGAGCCAACGGGGAGTGGCGCCAGGTCGCCCACGCCATAGTACCCGCGTTGCCGGGGGTTAATCGACGAGGGGACCAAAACCCCCGCCTCATTGCCTTCGCAGACATGCCAGCCACCCGACGTCATAAGGAATAGCTTCCCCACATCGAGCAGGTGTTTGATGCGGTTTACCTTCTTGCCGTCCAGCGTAAAGGAGAGCGCGCAATCGTCGTTAAGCGGAAACGCGTTCGTAAAATTGTGGTACAGCCCAATCCTAGAGCCAAAGATTTTCGACGGGTTGTTGTTGCTCCCGGCGAGAAAAAGTCGTTGCTGAAAGTACGTCACCGCCGAAGGCTTGTTGTTACTTCCCAGTGTCGGGTCGTAAGCAAGCGGGAACCCAAGATCGTAGTCGGGTGACAGGCCAATGTCGTCGAATTGGCGGTTTGAATCTCCGCGCCCTACAAAGCCAAAGGCACCGCCGGGGCCGATTGCCTTATAGATATTGAAATAGGAAATTCCTGAGACCGCACCCCAAGTGAAGCTTATGGGGTTCGTCGCCGATGGCACCGTGGTGCGCTGGGAGACATTGGTAGACAAGCTCTCTTCTCCGGTCTCTTCATCAAAGGATGTAACCGCGTAATAGTTGTCTGGCTCACTGCCAGCCTTGGCCGCGCCCCCCGAGGTGCTCAAGGAGCCTGGCTCGTCCACCCCGGGCGTGAAGGTCACGGTGGTGAGGCTCCATGAGGTGTGTCCCGCCCGAGACAACTCTCTCACCGGGTAAGACGGATGGACAATCACCATGACGTCGGCCTTCTGGCTAAAGCGCAAGTCGTCGAGGTCTGCCGTCGCGTAGGTGGTGGTAATCTCGTAGACCTGCGAAGCGGTGCCGCCCGAGGTGTAGGCGCCGTAGCTCGTCGAGTCCACGACGGTAGAGCCATCCATCTCTCTTAGTTCAAACGTCGCGGCGACGGAGTTCACGTTCGCCACTTTGAAATTGCGCCCATTCAAGTAGCTGCCCATCGGCCCGACGATGCCCGAAATAGCAACCTCGTAGCCGTTCGTGGGATCGGTGCCGGTGTCGGTATAGGTCACGACGACGGGGTTTGCGTTCGTGATGTTCGTGATGGACCACGAGAGATCGGTGAGCTGCGCGCCGTCTTGGTGAACCCTCATGTAGAGGTTGCCGAACTCTAAGACGTAGGTTTGAGAGTCGTTGAAGACGAAGGGGATGAGGCGGCAGGTGAGGGAAGAGGTTTTTACTTCCGCCACGAACCTCGTGCCGGGCCGATTCTGCGCGCCGCCGTTACGAAGCACCTGCATGTTGCGAAGCGTTTTCGCGCCCATCGCGTACTTCACGAGATCGGTGCGGGCGTGAAGCGCGGGGGCTAATTCACCTGCGGCAAAGGAGCGGATTTTAGGCGCGATAATCAATCACGCCCCCGGACGAATTCCGACGCGACTTCCTCGTCGACTTGCTCTTCGTTCGCCGAGGCCGCGCGCGCTTGAGCAAGCTCAATTTGATAACTCTCCCACATGGCGGTTCGCCTACGGTTGTCGCCCGCCACTACGCGGTTTGCGATGTAGAAGGCCAAGAGGAACGAGAACGCCATCACGAAGTCATCGGGATAGAAGCTCTCCGTCTCGATCAGAGCCGTGTACTCGGCTTCGGCTTCATCCATGTCGGTGAAGATAAGCCGCCCATGCGTTTCGTCGTGACCGATGTGGTACGGCACGCGGGATTGCCGGTACTCATTGCGTTGGCCGGAGAGGATGCGCCGGACGCTTAGGCAATCCGAGGGTAGGGCGTAGGAGTAGGCCCACTCGTCGGTTGGGTCTTCTTCTACTTCCGTAAGCTCCGCGATCTTCTTCGCGAAGGGCCAGTGGAACGCGCGAAGGGTTTGCTTCAGTGCCGTGTCGTAATAACGAAGGCACGCGGACTTCTCGTCCGAGACCTCTTCCTCGTTATCGATGTCTGCAATCTCGTGCCCGCTCCCCAAGTGGGAGAGGGCAAGGTTACAAATCTCTGTCGCCGAATCGGCCATGAGTCACCTCTTAGATGACGGCGGATAGCTGCCTGAATGCCATCGTGATTTTAATGTCGTCGGCACTTCCCGGAGTCCACGCGGCGGTGACGATGGGCATGACGTAAATCGTGCCCGTTACCGGGTCATCCGAACGCAGTACACGCTCCGTCGTGGTGCCGGTTTGTACGATGTTATTGGCCAAAACTTGCGGGGCGCCGAGCGACATCGAGCCTGTGAAGTAGGCCAGGACATCGGCGTCGCTGGGGTTAAATGCCTCGTTGTCGGCCGACGTGTGCGCTACCGTGGTCGAGAAGAAGAGCAGGTTAAGCGCCAAAGAGGTCGCGCCCGCCACTTTACAGGCGTAGCACGCACTCACGATGCTACACAGTCCACCCTTCGCCACTCCGGCGAGGGCGATGGGGGCCGCCCCCAATTGGTCGCCCGCCGAGTACGCGCCGGTCGCGAACGTGATGACGGGGGTGATGGTTTTGATGATTGTCGGATTTGCATTACGGTCACTAAGCGACATGACGTCCGCCTTTCTTTCTGGGGTTTCCCAAAGCTTCTTGACGCAATTCTTTTAGTCTCGCCTCGCGCTCAGCGAGAATTTCTTTCACGCGGGCACGCTCTTCGTCGGTGGCCTCGACGATTTCCATTGAAGAGGGTGAATAGTGTTCGAGTTTCTCTAGCTCGAAGGGCACGCCAGCGTCCCGTTTGTGGGTCCAGTCGGCCGGGTAGCGGCGCTTGTGATTCCTCGGGTCGTCCCCGTAGGCGTAATAGACCATTTGTGTAGCAACGACTTTCATTAGGATTTCTCTCCTTGTTTTGTGATGAGTAACTTGGGGAGTGAGGCATTACGCCCCACTCCCGCAAGATGGCTAATTAGCTAATGGTGATCGCATCAGCGTAGCTGACGTAGTTCTGCACGCCCACTCCGAGGAAGGAGGTGAACGAACCCGCCGACAAGTTTCCGTTGGCCGGGCTGTAGTACAGCTCGATGTAACGGTACTGAAGCGGCGCCAGCGTCGGGCTCAGCTTCGCGCAACGAAGCGTTCCGATGGCCGAGACGGCCGGGAACACGAAGAGCGATTGCTGCCCGTCCGGCGTGAACGACGTGGAGCTATCCCCGTAGAGGATGACGTCCAACGTCGAGTCAGAGCTGCCGTCGGTCATGGCGACCGTGACAACCGACACGACGTACAAGTCTTCGCCCGAACCGATGTCGCGAACCTCAGAGAGGTCCACGTAGTTCGTGGAAGCCGCAGCGGCGGTGACCGCCTGCGCGTTTGAGAAGAGTAACTGAGAATCAATGATCATTTTTATTCTCCAAACTAAAAAGTGTTTGGAGGCCCGAGCCCATCTCGAACCCCCACAGTGGGATTACGAGATGAACGTCTCGGTCTGCGTGAGCGCGTCGACGATCTTCACCGGGATGCCCCGGAAAGAAGCGATGCGCTTACCGGCGACGTTCTCGTAGCTCAATTGACCACCCGAAACCACGTCATCGCGGCCTTGGATGTCGAGCATTTGGAACAACGTCCGGTTCATGTAGAAGACCGGGCGGCACATTCCCAAATTCGGAATACGGTGCGTCGCCTTGATCATCATGTCGTAGAGGTCCGCCGCCGAAGACTTCGCGACGAGCGCGGAGATATCGACGTTGGCGCCACGAACGACATACCGCCAGTCACGGAGCGCGATACCGCAATCCCACGCGAACTTGTCGCGGTAGGCTTCCAGGCGCGTTCCGCCCATTCCGGCCGACGCTTCGACGACTTGCAGACCCAAGTCACGATGCTCCAACCCCGCCTTCGATCCTTTCGGATAGATGCCGTGGATGGTGTTCTCGCCCCAGCCGATGAGCCAGAAGGAGGACATATCCGTGTCGGTGGAGTTTGGAGACAAAACGATGTTCTGTCCGTTCGCCGCCGAGCTGGACGAGTAGCGAGCCGAGAGGCCCACGAACTCTTCGGGCGCCGCGTTCGTGCCGTAGAAGAGGGTCGAAGCGAACTCTTGGTTCATCGCCTCGATGAAGGCTTTCGCCTCGCTCATCCGATAAGCCGCCACGTTGCCGTTAAGCTCCGCGATCTTCTTATCGACTTCGCACCACGCCTCTAACATGCCGCACGCTTCGTCGATTTGAGCGGTGCGCGACTTGCTGGGGGTGACACCTTGGTTCAACAAGCGCCACGCGACGGTGGGAAGTCCCGTGCGGACAGTCGTGCGATGCCCGGTCGGCAGGTTGCCTTCCAGCCACGGCATGTCTTCCAAGATGGCGTTGGTTTGAGAGAGAAGCTCGGCGACGACGGCAATCCGTCCATCCGGGTCCAGGCGCTTCGCTACGTCGACTAACGTAGGTACTGCACTTCCAATAGCGGCCATGAGAAATCTCCTTTGTTTGGTCTCAAAGGAGGCTTCTTGGTGGGGAGCGCCGAAGCGGTGCCCATCCTGCGAGCTTCGAGAGAATTAGTTTTGTTTAACGTCGATAACTATTCAGCCATTCTTCCCAAGCCGAAATAACGCCCTTCATAAGCCTGATCAGTGACTCGTGAAGTTTGATACTCGCCGGGGACATTAGGCCACCTGCTCAGTAGCGGTTCCGCCGTACAGGATCTCGTGGGCAGGCTTCGCTTGCTGAGTCACGGGCTTCGCGCCCGGCTTCACAAACGTGTCATCCGAGAACCCTTCTTTCCAAGCCTTCGCAAAGGCACGAATCAGTTCCGGGTGATTCCCGTAACCGAATCGGTCTAGCTCAGCCTTGAACTCAGGCGAACAAAAGCGATCCGCAAAGCGCCAGGCAAGTGCGACATTCTCTTTAAAATGCGCGCCGCCTATCTCCTTGTCGTTTATCGCTTGTTGTAACCACCGCTCTTTTTGTGCATCGACGAGCGCGGAGACTTCCGCGTTCTGCGCCTCTAGCCGCGCTTGGGCCTCTTCGTTGGAAAGTCCTTGCTCCTTCGCAATGAGGGCAATCCTCTCCATGGCCTTGGCATCCAGTAGCGAACCCTCGGGGAGCTTCAGCTCGTACTTTTCGGGTACGACTTTCTGCTCGCCCGCAGGCTTTTCCGTCGAATCTTTTTTCTCGCCCTTGGGGTCCGTGTGGATCTCGGTTCCCTTCTCTTCGGGCTTCACGCCCTCGGGCGGTGTCGCACTCGTGGCCGATACTTTGGGCTCCGGTGCTTTCGGCGACTCACTCGGGGTCGCGCTTGGCTCAGGGGTTTTTACATCTTCAGGCATTGTTCTCCTCTTCCTTTTTGGCTTCCTTCATCATGACGAAGTATTGCTCCGGGCAGGCTTCATCGATGGCTTCCATCAACTCAATCCCGATTTCCCGTCTTCCTTCGGCGCGACTCATCGCAATCGCGTTCTCGCTAAAGGCGCGCTTGAGCAGCCCGCTCTTACCGAGCAGGGAGTGCATGAAGCGCCTCCCGCGTGGCGTGCTCATGACGAAGCGCAGGTCTTCCGAGGCTTCGTCGAGGCGAAACTTCTCGACGTTACCCGCGCGCTTAACCTGCGCTTCGTCGGCTGAATTTTTGACGAGTGGCTTCAATTACCTCACCCGCCTCGCCGATAACCGGCAATAGTATTGGGGGTTTCCCGCTGAATATTGGTTGTACGTTTTCAAGTAATAGGTAGTTGTACCCGAGACACTAACCCGCACATTTGGGATAACGAGCGTGGGGTTGATGCCGGATGCGGGGTTTGGCCCAGAAACCAACGTGTCCCCTTCAACAAGCCCGGTGCTTGAATCCCCCGAGGTGGAAGAGATCCCCGCCTTGAAAAATTGCGTCGGGGTAGAGCCGTTGAGCGTGTAAGTCAGAACGCCAGTCACATCCCAGTCGCCAGCGGTAATTGAAAGTTGACAATCGGTGTCTCCGAATTGTGCGGTGGCGTTGGGGACGTTTTGGGCCACCGGCTGCGAGTCCACGAGGTATTCACCGACATGGCCAGCCGTCGCGCTATCGTTTGTGATGGTGCCTACAATCCCGCCCGTTAGATCCAGGTTTCCGTTTACGGCATGGGTCTGACCTCCGCCACTCGCGCCAATAGTCCAAAGCCCGTTAGTATCAATTGAGCCACGGAGCGTCCCACTCGTCGTCGTATTGTTCGCCGCCGTGTAAAACTGGATCGTGGTAGCAGCGTTCATCGCCGAAGTGCCGCCGCCGATGTATACGCCGTTTACTGAGGATGTGCTCTCACCGTGGATTAACGCCATCGGCTCTTCGGAATTTGTATAGTGGGCGTTGCCGAAACGAGAGTTTTTTGTCGTGGCGTCGGTCGTGTTGGATTGGACCAACAGATTTATTCCAGTGGAAATTGAATTTATATTTCCATTAACAACATGGGTCTGACCTCCGCCACTCGCGCCAATAGTCCACAGCCCCGAGCTATTGATCGAGCCGTAGGTAGAATCAGACATCGTATTGCCAGCGGTTCCAGAGCCCGCATACTTGAAATAGAATCCGGCCGCCGCGCCGGTTCCAAACTGAAGTAGGGCGGCGGAATCATTCGCGTCGTATTCGTACTGGTTTGTAGTAGAGGTGGCCCGTGCGTTGTAACCGATGTAAGGGTATCCACCGCCAGAGGAGCCGATGATCGTGTTGGTGGCCAACCTCATATTTCCAGTGATGTCGTGGTAATTCGCTTGATAGGTTGAGGTTCTGGCCAGGCTGTTAGATAGCTTCCCGGTAGCAGACAGTGCCCCCGTTACGCTAAGCCCCGTGGTCGCCACGTCCAAGACCTTAGCGCCGTTGACGCCTAGGCCAATGTTGTTTGCGCCGATGCGGTACATGCCCGAGTCGGTGTCACTGGTAAACGTGAAGGCGGGCGCGCCGACCGCGCCGTTCGGGCCGGAAAACACGCCGGTCGAAGAAGAGGTTCCGCTTACTTCCAGCGCGTT